CCTGTTGGCTACTCCGCCGCCGACGTCCACGAGCCACTTGAGGCAGGCCCCGCTCCTGTCTCCGTCTTTGAGTATGAGCGAGCCTGCGACGTAGTCGCCCTCTGCTTCGATGTCATCCCACTTGTCTTGTAGAGTCGCCATTATACGTCCACCACCGAGCCGTTGAGCCATGCCGTGTACACCACGTTCGCTCCTGCCGTGTTGTTGATTCTCACGATTATCTTCTCGCCTTCGTTGAACTCAAGGCCTCGCTGGAAGGTGCTGCCGACGTTGTTGTTGCCGTACCATCCTGCCAGCGGAGTCTCGACTGTCGCCACGTCCCTGAGTAGCAGGAACGGCGAGAGGACCTGTCCGGCCTTCTCTGCCGAGCCGCTTATGACTCGCAAGAAGACCTTCTTGTCCACCGGCACTGTGTAGCTGATAACGTCGAAGGTCTCGCCCTGTCCGTAGCTCCTTGCTGCATGCAGCTGGAACTCGTCGCCGAAGATTCCTTCAGGCGTCTGCTCGACTTTGGCCTTGGAATCGACAGCCAGCCGCCAGATGTCGTCTACTGCATCGTAGACTACCTCGACGTACTCTGTGCCTGCCTCGTTCCATAGCACTGTGTTCTGAATCGCTGCTCCCATTATGTTATCCTCACTCCTGGGTCCTTGCCCTGTCTGATGTGGTCCTCCAGTACTTCAATCTGCTGCTCTTTCAGCTTGATTGCTTCCTCTTGTCTGCTGCTCGGGTTCTTGAGCTGCGCGAGCTGTAGCTTCTTCAGGCCGCGCTTGAGCCGTTTCAGTTCGAGTTTAAAACTGTAGTGCAGGCTCATGCCTCGCGAATAATGCTCGCGTGTGCAGTCATGTCGCTCGCTGGGCTTGCCGCGTGCTCGTTGTTCGTTACTTCGACCAGTATGGTCTCGGTGCTTGCTACCTCGAGCGGACTCGGGAAGTTGAATTGCCCTGGGTCCGGACTGGACGGGCTTGTGCTGAACACGAAGATAGTGTCCTCGCTGTCGGTTGTGCCGAACTTGACGAGCCATGTGCCGAGCTTCTGGCCTGTGACCTTGACGCCGATTATTTTCTCCGTGCCGCTGCCTGGGCTGTAGTTGACAACGTCAATCGGGACGCCTTTCTCGGCAGTCACTGTGCCGTATGTGTAGGCGCTGTCAGTCGAGCCGATGCTGATAATGAGTTCGCCGTCTGTGCCGACCTTGAGGAACTGCATCTGGTCGTTGCTGTCCTTGCCCATGACGCCAATTCCTGTGTCAGCTGCGTCTGACTCGTTGTAGACGTTGAGGTCGTCTTGGTCGCCGTCTGTTATGTACGCGAACACTGGGTTCGTGTTGACGTCGTGTGCCAGTTCTACTTGGCCGTTGTCGTCCAGCGAGAAGAGTTGATAATTCCCGCTTGCGTTCTTGCCCATCACTGGGAATGGGAGCTCGTCACTTACGTGCGCGTCTCCGTCCTCGGCGTAGCCTTGGACCATCTGTGCCGGTTCTGCCATGTTCACTCACCTCTGAGTTCGTTTAGTCTATCCTCTTCAAAGGCAATCTTGCCCTTTATGAGTTTGATTTCCTCTTCGCGCTCCATGACTTGGAGCTCGTAGCGCTCAATGTTGAGCTCGGCCTGCATGGCCTTCATGCTCTTCTGCATCTCAGCTACTTTCTTCTTGCTGGCTGCTCTCTTGTCATGTGAAGAGGACGCCATGGAGTGTCACCTCGTACGTGCCGTTCTTGGTGTAGTTGTTGGTGACGTCGACCTTCACTACTTTGGTCGCGTTCACTTGTGGTGAGCTCGGGGCCGTGTGCGTGTCGCTGGGCCTGCTGCCTGAGCTCCTGAGTATGACGTAGGTGCTGCCGTCAAGGACCACGTCGAATAGGCCGGTCGCGTTGCCGCCGTACGTGACTCCTGTGAGCCTGAACTTGAGTCCAGCTGGGACAGTGTAGCTGATAGCTGTGTCCGTCGCTCCTTTGACGATTGCCTTCGTGGCGCTGAGGTTGACTTCTGTTCCTGCTGAGCCTCCGCTGACTATGGTGACACGGATCGCTTCGTCGGCGTTCTCGTAGACGTACTGCTGGATGTCATGCGGGCACACCTTGTTGTCCATAGTCATTTTTGTGGTTACTCCTCTGGGTGTCTGTCGTCAGGCGCGATGTCTTGCGTGTTCACGCCTGGGACTTCTTTCGTCTCTTCGAGGATGCTCGTTACTGCGACGTGCTTTCCCCAGACGACGCTCTGCACTGACACGAGTCTTGTCTTGGGCAGCTGTGCTATGAAGAGCGCGTCCTGTTCGCCTCCCATCTTTTCTTTGGTGCTTCTGAGCACGATGTTCGGCTCGATGCTCATGTAGAATTCCCAGTGTGTCCCTTTGTCCAGCATATAAATAAACTGTTTTCCTCCCATGAGGTCGCCGAAGTACGGCTGCATTCTCTCGAAGTCTATGTCCATGACGAGCATTTCAATCATCCTCCTTCTTCTTCTTCTTCTCTTCGTCCACTACCACGAGCTGCACGGCGGTCCTGCAGTTGGGATGGAACGGCGGTGTCTTCGCGCTGATTGTCTGAGTCTTTTTTCCTATCTTGACCTTGACTGTGAACATTCTTCCGAGCGCAATGGCCTGGTTGTCTTTGCCGTACTTCTTGTTCATGGCCCTGCAGATAGCGCTCGTGCGGTTGTCCACCACGACGGCCACGCGCTTCTTTGTCTTGAACGGCAGCTGCTCGGCTGAGTCAAGGACCGCGAGGTTCTCGATGCGCACGGTCTCTGTGCGCTGTATGAGTTTGATGCGTTCCTCGAACTTGAATCTGTTCTGTGTGTCGCCTCTGAAGATGTTGGCGATGCGCTTCTTTATCTGCTCTTTGCTCTCGCCGGCTGCGAGCCCTTGGTAAATCTCGCGTTTCACCCTCGTCTGGAGGTCGTTTATCATGCCGTCGATGTTGCTGAACACCGCCTCTTGCATGTTGAGGATCGTCTGTCTGTTCGGCTGGAAGTTCATGTCGAAGAGGACTTCCTGCTTCTCGAGTCGAAGAGGACTTCCTGCTTCTCGAGGCCCTTCGTGTACTCCTTGCGTAGAAATCTGTCCACTACTTGCTTGACTGCGTCGAGGTCGACTATGTTGCGTAGTGTTGCTGTCAGCTGCTCAGCGAGTGCCTTCGCAACGAGCTCAGCTTGAGGGCTGTCCATCCGGTCCGGCCCCCTCCTCGAATACTTCGTTGAGCTTGTCTCCCCATTGACTGAAGAGTTTGTTGAGTATGGTGAGGTCGTCGGACTGTCTTATCTCTGCTGCGGTCGCCTTCTTCTCAGGCTCTTTGGGAGGCTGGCCTGGAGGCTGAGCTCCTTGCTCGAGGTGTGACGCAAGAGCCTCTTGCTCAGCCTCGTCCGCCGGCCCGCCTTGCGGCTGGCCTCCCCCGAAGGGTGAGGATTCTGATTTCCCACGCTTGCTGTCCTGGTCAGCGTCCATCTGTTCTATTTGCTTGTCGTAGTCGAAGCCGAGTTCCTCTGCCACGCCTCTCTTGCTCCTCACGCCCATGTCTACTTCCTTCTGGTAGAGCTCGACCTTCTTCGTCTCCTCGTCGAGGTCGAAGTCGACGAACTTGAACTTGATGCCCTCTATACCGAACTCTGGTATGATGCTGCGGTTGATGTGCTCTTCGAACATTCTGAGCAGCGGGTTAATGACCTTCCTCTTCACGACCGCGCTCTGTGCGTGGCTTGTGGCCCTGTTGGAGTCCTCTGTGAAGCCCATCTCGTCTGCGTTGACGCCGAAGCAGGACCAGAGGAGCTTTATGAACCACTGCTGTTGCTCGAGGACCTGCATGGCTGCAGGCGGCATTTGGAACGGCGTCCACTTGGCTTCCTGGGTGCTGACGAGCAGCCTGAAGAAAAACTTGCGGACGTTGCCGAAGTTGTCCTTTGCCCTGAATTCCTTCATCATGTGCTCTTTGAAGCGCGTGATGTCTGTCTGGTTCGCGCCTATGAGGCTGAGCAATCCTTCCGGCATGTTGTTGTTGAGGTAGAAGTCGAGGTTGTAGCGGCTGCCATAAATGAGGGTGTACACGATATCGCCGAGCATCTCCACGGCCCCGCGTCCGTAGTGTGTGTCTGTGCGCGGATTGCGCATCATGTAGAGGACCTCTCTTCGACCGAACGGCACTGGTAGCTGCGCGTTCCGTGTGGCGTACTGGAAGTAGGCAGCCTGCTGCTGGAATGTGCTCCTGTAGACTCTGTGCAGGTTCGGGAACTGGGCCGCGAACTGCTCCTGGTCGAGCACTGTGCTCTGTCCTGGCATGATGCCCTGCGTCGCCTGCCTGAGCTTGTCCTGCACCGATATCGGGATGTTCTCCTGCGTGAGCATCGGTGCTATGAACTGCGCGCGGTTGCCCATGTAGCCGTAGTAGTCTGGGTTCATAAGAAAACTGCCGCCGTCCTTGGCGAAGATGTTGGTGAGCTTGCCGTCAACGAGCCTGTCCGGTCTTGCGCCTTGCCTCGGGATGTACTTCTCGAACGTGAAGCTCTTTACCCAGACGCCGGCGTCCAGCTCGAGGATGTCCGGCACTGTCCTTTTGAGTATGCTGCCGAAGGACTCGTCGTTGCCGTTCGGGTTCTTGAAGAAGTCTGTGACGACCGCAAGGTCCTCGTCGCTCACTGTGACGTCCTTGTCTTGCTGGATTTCCCACTCGGCGGCTGCTATCTCGTCACCGATTGTCTGGGTAGCGCCGAAGACGTAGGCGTTCCTGCCGAGTGCTCTGATTGCCGGCACGTTCTTGTTGAGCGGTATCCCGAACGGCGGTCGTATGAGGTACGTCGGACTCGGTGATTTGAAGAGCGCATTGTTTTGGATTGACTGTGTCGCCATCTCCGGCGTCGCTTCAAGCTGTGCCTCTGTCTCGCTTGTATGCTGCAGTGTTGCTTTAGAACTCCAGAGCGCTCTCAGTCTGTCTGCCACTCCCATGGTGTAGAACGTGGCGAACGTACTTTAAAAGGCTTGTGGTGTGGTCAGGCGATGCCGAAACTGTGCCCGAGGGCCGTCTCTATGGCGTACTGGACGGCTATCGGGATGTCTGGGTGTATGCCTATCTCGACGAGCTTGTTGTCCTCCAGCGCCCAGGAGACGCACTCTAAGAGCAGCCTGTCAGCGAATTGCTGTGCTCTGTGGCTCTTGTATGGTATCCGGAGCTGTTGGTTCTCGTACTGCATGCCGTGGCGTAGCGCGAAGTTCCGCTTGCTCACGCTGTGGATTCTGCCGTGGAACTCTGCTGCAGGCTTGCGCTTGTCGCGCTCGTCCACTGAGCCTGTCCAGAATAGCTTCAGCGGGAGGTTGAGCTGCTTAAGGTCCTTGACGCTGCCGCGGATGCTGTTGGCTTCCACGCCTATGATGTCGTGCTGCCAGAGCGCGTGCCACTCCTGCATGAACTTGAGCTGCCATCCGAGGCTCTGTCCTTTGAAGCGTTCTGCGCCGAGGATGTCGAAGCGGTTCTCTGTTATCTCTGGTCCGCGGTCGCCTACTGTTGCGTACACTGACCAGTCGGCTGTTTCGATGTCTGCGAAGGCGTAGTCGATGCCGCCGTACACCGCGTAGTACTGGTCGCGCCAGCTCTCGTGCTGTACGCTCTTGGCTCTGAGCTGTGCCTCGTGTTCCTTCACGGCCCCGATGTTGAGGAAGTCGAGGGACTTGTCGAAGCACTTCTCTATCCAGCTCCGGCGTATGATGCCGGCGCGGTTCTCGAGCGCGTTGAGTTGGTACTCTGCTTCGAACTTGACGCTCCCTATTTGCCTCTTGGCCTCCATAAGCGCGGCCCATGTCAGGCGCTTGCTTAGGATCTGCTGTGTCTCCCAGTCGAAGATTGCCGGCAGCTTCGTGTGCTCGTACGCGCCGGTCTTGTCCATCTCGTGTATGATGTCCGTCGCTCTGAGCGGCGTTCCTGTGATGCGTACCGAAGCTCTCTTGGCGACGCCCATTGGCAGGATTGCGCTCAGGACGAAGCGCTTCGTGTCTTTGTCGCTGAGTGAGCTGCTCTCTGTAATGAGGTCATCCATGCGTATCTTGTCGACGTGCAGGCCTCTTCGGCACTTGACTTGCCTGTAGTGAATTATGCTGCCATTGCTGAACTTCTGCTTCTTCTTGTTCCAGCTGCTCGAGGTCCGGTTCTTGCTCACGCCGCGCGGGACGAGCTGCCTGAGCATCGGGCTTGCGAAGACGTACTCCTCCACTCGTTCTGCGAGCTCCTTGGCTTCAAGGCCGCCGCTCGAGACGAGGAGCTGCTGTATGACGCGTTTATCGCCTGGGAGGTCCCAGTGTGGGTTCTTCGGCTGCCGTACGACGTCGTAGAGGGTGTCCCAAATCTGCCACTCTGTCTTGCCGTGGCCTCGTGCTATCTCGTCTATGGTGAATCTGTAGTCGTTCCAGCGCTGCCAGAGGTCCTTGTAGAAGTCTTCTTCGACGAGCTTGAGCTCCATGTGTGGTGCGAGTTCGTGTCGAACGAACTGCATAAAAAGCTCGTAGGTTGCCGGCAGGACGCGGTAATCGGCCCAGCGTATGCTTGTTATGAACGGCGATTCACGCCAGCGGGCATCCTGCTCTGTGGTTCTCATAGCATGCCTTGTTTGGGAAGGGGCCTGCGCCGCAGCGGCATCGGTACTGTGCCTTGACTCCAGTGTGCTGCGGCCAGAGGCTGTTGTGCGGTCTTCGGCCCATCCTACTTGAGGGCCTTCTCTATCGTTGTGATTGATTCAATGGCGTTCTCGAGCTGGCCCTCTGCCTGGGCTATCTGTTGGCCGAGCTGCTTGTACTGCTGCCATTGGCTGAATGAGGTCGCGAGTGCCTTTTCTTTGAAGAGCTTGCGCTGGAAGTTCGTCCATGCTGCCTTCTTGTTTGTTGAGTCCGCTATCTTCTTGACCTCGACTATGAGCTCGTCGAGCTGCAGGCCTATCTCTGCTGCGCCCAGCTTCTCGAGTGCTGCTTCCTGTTCCCTCATGTTGACGAGGTTCTCCTGGAGGCCGTCTCTCTGCTCAGTGATGCTCTCGACGAACCTCGGGACGTCGTCCATCTTCACGATGTCGAGCGTCACGTTGTGCCTCAGTCCAATCGCAGGCTCGTTCTGTTTCATCTTGAGCTGCTGCGGTCCTATCGACACTTCCATGTGGAGCTCGTTGTCCTTGACGTGGGCCTTCCGCGTCACTTTGGGCTTCTTGTCTATGATGTCTGCCATGTTGTTGTCCTCCTCTACTTGTATTCTGCACTCCCATCTCCTGGGAATGGTTGCTTTGCTGTGTAAGGGACGAAGTTCTTGTCCTTCGGCTCTGGATAAACGTACGAGCCTGTGGTGCTGCTCCCTCCCAATGCTCTGAGGAAAAGGTACGCTATCCCGAGCAATAAAATTGCTGTTGGCCAGTCCATGTCTCTATCCCTCCTTGAGTTTGTCTGGGTGCTCGTGAATGTTGCCGACGACCACGCTGTGTATGTGCCAGGATTTAAGGTAGAACGTGTTGTCACGCGTCTTGACGCAATAGCATCCGAACTTCATAAAAACCTTGGCTTTGAAATGGTTGTTCTGGATGATGTCGCCCTCGTAAATCTCCTTGCCGTTCTTGTCCAGCATGCCGGTGTCTCGGTCTGGTTGATTGCCTGCTTTGAGCCATGGAATGAGGAGCTCTCTGTTGCTGAACTTGTTGGTCAGCAGGTCATGCAGCGTGAAGTGAATTGTAGTGTTCCGCTCCGTGATGATTGCCCTGAACTTCATTCTGTCACCTTGTGGGCCTTGCGCCTCGTGAAGTGCTCCCAGCGCTTGATTATTACTGTGGCGTAGTGCGGGTCCAGCTCAATCGTGCAGCACGTCCTGCCTGTCTGCTCGCAGGCTATGAGGGTGCTTCCGCTGCCGCCGAATGGATCGAGGACTGACTCGCCCTTGAGCGTGCTGTCAAGCAGCGCGTGTCGAACGAGCTCGAGCGGCTTCGTTGTAGGGTGATTCGGGCTTCTATGCGGCTTGTTGTGTCGCCAGATATCGCCTTGTGTCTTGCGCTTCCGCTTCTTCCGTTTCGGGGCCTCCTCCTGTTCCCAGAAGTCGCTCGTGTTCCTGCCTCCGTAGTACTTGTGCTTTGCGCCTTCCTTCCAGCCGTACCACAGGGCCTCGTACTGTGGTTGGTAGTTCTTCCTGCTCAGCGTGAAGTGGTTCTTCGCCCAGATAATTGTTGAGCTCCAGTGTGCTCCGTTCTTCGCCATGGACCGCATGAGGACTGGCAGGCTGCTCGCTCCGATGCAGACATAAATGCTTCCGAGCGTGCGCTTGACTATCTGGGCCGTGCTGTTCAGCAGGAACTCGTCGTATGCCTCTGCGCTCATGTCGTCGTTGAGCATTGTGCCGGTTGCTCGCTTGACTCCCTTGTGGCGCGCGGTCGCGTTGTAGTTGACGTTGTACGGCGGGTCCGTGAAGGTTACTGCGAACGTCTTGCTCGGGAACTGCTCGTAGGTCTCCTCGAGCGTGGAGTCTCCGACCACGAGGAAGTGGTTGCCCAGCTTCCAGAGCTGGCCGGCTTTGGCGACTGGCTTGCCCTTGTAGGTCTCGTCCATGTCGAAGCCGGTGTCTATCTCGTACTCGTCGTTCACGTCCATGAGTTTGAGGAGCTTGCTCGGCTCTTGTGCGCTCAGTTGCGCGAGCGTGTTGAGTTCGTTCTTTGCCATTAAGAACTGGTATTCTGCGAGGTCCGCCTTTGGCTCGTGCTGGCCTCGTAGCTTGTTGAGGATCTGCCGCAGCATGCGCCTGTCTACCTCGTCGACGTCGAGGACCACGACTGGCACTTTCTTCATGCCCAGCTCCCTTCCGACTCCCCAGCGATGCTCGCCGTCTGCTATGAGGAGCTTCTTGTTGGTGATAATCGGCACGAGGAAGCCGTAGCGCTTCATGTTTTCCTTGAGGGCCTCACGCTGTTTGTCC